TTGATAGTACGCAAATCTTGTCAGTTTTAAACTGAACGCGGTCTAATTTGGTTGGCTAATCCCTCCCGTGTACCGAAATCCAATTTGGATAAACAAAATAGGTGACCTCATTATTTTATCTTTACTCTTTTCAGTTGCAATTGCTGCCTCAATTGCACTTATCTCTTTTAAAAATAAAATTCATAGCTTTGTCTCTCTTATCTTCCTTTTTTCTCAAATTCAGCCTCAAACTGAAAATGTGAAATCTTTGAATCGTCAAAAATTCTATAAGCGCATTCAAGCTAAAAAGCTTGCTCTTATGCGTGAAGCTAAAGTTCCTACGCACTCAAAATATGAGCCTCAAAATCTTTCTTCGTCTGTCTTCATGATGTCTTTAAATACTTACTTATGCAATAATGTGTCTGAAGTCATGATTGATAAACTTGAAGGTCTTGTTTCTCTTTATTTTGCTCTTGCTGAAGTTCAATCTTCTACGCAATTTTTGGCTATTGTTACTCTCTACGCTAAAACTCATTGTGATAAGTCTGTTGTCAAATCAATCACTGATCTCTCTAAATCTTTGTTTGATATGTCTCCTCAGTCTTCTGATCGCCCTGAGTGGCTTGATCTTCTTTCCGCTTCTCTTACGGATTGGAAACTTGTTGTTAATAATCCTGGTTTTGCTAAGCTTTCTAAAATCATCTCTATGATGGTTACTCTTGGCATTTTTGGTGAAAAATCTATCCGCCTTGGCGGACTTGAACTTTTCTCTACTCAGGCTCTTAAAACGCAGGTTACTGCTATTGATCTTGCTGATGCTGTCATTAATACTGTTACTTTCTTTGCTGAAGGCGCTTATCAGTGTTTCGTTGAGGGCTCTTTTAAGCCCCTTTTATTTTCTTCTTCTAAAGTTATGGAAGTTGAAAAACGTTATATTGAAATGCTTACCCTTTGGGAATATGCTCGTAACGGTAATCTTGATCGCTTTGCTGATATGGATGAATCTGAATTTGATCGTACCCTCAAGGAACTTGTTTCTGACCTTGAAGGTATGTATAAAGGTTCTCCTGCTGGCGCTGAGCGTAAAATTCTCGCTGATCGTTGGAAGGCAATGTCTTTGATCTTGACTGAATTTGAAGCCGCCCGTGTTCGTGGTGGTCTTCGTATTAATCCTTTCACTGTTAAGGTCTTTGCTCCTTCTTCTGTTGGCAAATCTTCTTTTGGTGACGTCTCTTTGACTACTATCCTTAAGTCTAATGGTTTTCCCGCATCTGATGACTATGTTATCACCCTTAATCCGGATGATAAGCATATGTCTAATATGCGTTCCTATGTCACTGGTATCAAAATTGATGACTATGGAAATACTAAGCTTGACTATGTTGATATGTCTCCTTCTGATTGGATCATTCAAATTTGTAATAATATCAAGCGCTATGCTATTATGGCTGATCTTGCTAATAAAGGCAAGGTTGCTATTCAGCCTGCTGGCGTTTTGATTACTACTAATGTTGAGGATCTCTTGGCTCATCAACTTTCTAATGAACCCGTTTCTATTGGCCGTCGTGCTCAGGTTCATGTTTCTTTGAAAGTTCGCCCTGAGTTCCGCAAGGATGGTTCTCATATGCTTGATTCTGCTAAAGTCTTCGCTCACTACGGTGACTCTACTGAAATTCAGGATCTTTGGCTTGTGACTATTCGTGATCTTGTCATTATGCCTAGTTCTACTTCTGGTGTCCGTCGTGTCGCTCCCTCTTTCACTTTTGAGGATCGTGAGGGCATGACTGACGTTTCTATTTTCAAGTATTTGTCCTTTATCATTGAGGAATCTCGTAAGCATTTTGCTCAGCAAAACGCTCTCGTTAAAACGTGCTCTAATCTTTCTGAGCGCATTCCTTGGTGTGATACTTGTTCTGCTCCTTCTCAGCTTTGTTCTCACTGTGATGAGGATTGTGAACCTCAATTTGGTTTCCGTCTTGCTCATCATTTGAAAACTGTTGGCTCTAGCTGGTCTAATTCTTTGAATAGGACTATGTTTGATGTTTCAACCCGTGCTGAGGATATTGCTGTTGAAAAGCTCCTTCTCGGTGTTCGTTGGTTTGAATCATCTCCTTTTGCTATCTGGACTAATTATTTGCCGGATGCTGTCATTGATAATGATTATGTCAAAGGTTATTTGCTTTGGTGTGGAACTGATATTATTGCTGCTGATGTTAAGCGTTACTCTTTGAACTTCTTTCTTGTAACTCTTTTCGGCTCTTTGATTCTTTCTTCCCTTAGCTATTTCTTGGCTGCTGTTTTTTTCTTTGTCGCTTTCATCTGGTATTTGATGACCTATGCTACTATTGTTGAGCAAGCAAAATCTGCCTATTATACTCGTCTTCGTGATGAGCGTGATGTTATGCCTTCTCTTTTTAAGTCTATCCGTGAAAAGCACCTGAATTATGTTTGTGGTGCTATCGCTGGATTTGGAATTATCTGGGGAGTTGTGCAAACTATTAAGGCTTTGCGCTCTTCTATTAATGTGCAGGGTCTTCTTGATCCTAAGTCTCTTTCTGATATTAAGGCTCGTGATGCTCAGGTTAATCCTTGGTCTTCCGCACCCGCTGTGAACCCCGGTGTTCATAAGCAGGTCGGTATTGATCAGGAACTTGTTAATCGTGTCTATAAAAATCAGTGGTTTATGTCTATTGACTTGGGTGAATCTAATCGTTTCAGTGATGCTCTTTGTGTTTCTACTGGTTACTTTTTGATGCCTAAGCATATGCTTCCCTCTAAGCCGTGTCATGTTACTTTGTCGCGCGGAGGATATTCTATTAAGTCTGTGCTTGATCCTAAGGTTTCCTATCATCTTTCTGGTGATCTCGTTATGTTCTATGTCGCTAACGCACCTGATGCTAAGTCTCTTGTTGACTACTTCGCTGATGATTATGAAATGCGTTCTGTGCCTGCTGGTTTCGTCTATACTCGTGAGGACGGTTCTATGCTTTATGATGATGTTACTTGGCAGCATGAAACTAAGGTTTTCAACGGTGTCGCTACTTTCCGTGGAAGTTATTATCAGCTTGCTGCTAATACTTTCCCGGGTCTCTGTATGGCTACTCTGTTTTCTAAGTCTGGTTGCAAGCATATTCTTGGCGTGCACTTGGGAGGTATCTCTGGATCTCCTAAAGCATGTGCTATGGCTCTGTGCCGTGGTGAAATTGCTAGTGCTCTTGAGCAAACTCGCCGTCTTGGTTGTTATCATATTGATGCTCCTCAGTCTCAGGAAATCAGTGAAACTTTCCTTGATAAAAAGTTTGCTTTGGGTGGTGACCTTCACCGTAAATCTCCCTTGAACTTTATTCCTGAGGACTCCGCTGTTCTCGCTTATGGAAATGTTACTGGACGTTCTACTTTTAAGTCTACCGTGACTGAAACTCCTATTTCCTCTGTTGTTGAGGAAGTTACTGGAGTCTCTAATCGTTGGGGTGCACCTAAGTTTGATATGCCTATCATCCGTGAGGATGGATCTGTGGATAATCAAACCTGGCGCCCCTGGTATGAATCTTTAAAGTATTCTAGTAATCCTTCTATTGGCTTTGCCGGTTCTGATGTGAATCGTGCAGCCGCTGATTACTGCGTTGATCTTAAGGAAAAGTTTGATTCCTTGCCTGCTTGGAAGCAGGAAGTTCGTCCTCTGGAAATCATTGAGGTTGTCTCTGGTATTGATGGAAAGCGTTTCATTGATTCTATGAAGGGATCTACTTCTATTGGTTATCCTATTGGCGGTCCTAAGTCTAATTTCATGACTGACTTGGACCCTGAGGATTTTGATGGAATTTCTTGTCCTCGTGAATTCGCTCCTGAGTGGATGGATGCTTATTCTGAGGCTCTTGAGCTTTGGGCTGCTGGAAAGTGCGTGAATCCTATGTTTGGATCCGCCTTGAAGGATGAGCCTACTGATGTTGCTAAGGATAAAGTCCGCGTATTTCAGGGAGCACCTTTTGTGCTTCAAATGGGTATTCGTACTTATTTCCTGGGCATTGCTCGTTTCCTTTCCTTCTACCCTCTTGTCTCTGAGTGTGCTGTCGGCATTAACTCGGCTGGACCTGAGTGGGAGGAGCTCGCTAATCATATGCGTGTTCATGGTGTTGAGCGTATTATTGCTGGTGATTACTCTAAGTATGATCTTCGCATGCCTGCTCAGTTGACTCAGGCCGCTTTTGGCGTTATGATGCAAATCGCGCGCTGGAGTGGTAATTACTCTCAGCGGGATTTGAAAATTATGAATTCTATCGCTTATGAAGTCACTTGTCCTCTTGTTGCTTTCAACGGTGACTTGATGCGTTTCCTTGGAACTAATCCTTCTGGGCAAAATATGACTGTCTATGTGAATTCTATTGTCAATTCTTTGTTGCATCGTCTCGGTTTCTTTGATGCTTATCCTACTCAGGAATCCTTTGGCCCTGCTGGTGTTGTTCTCCGTGAGCAATTGGGACGTGATATTCGCTTCCGTGATATCGTCTCACTTGCTACTTACGGTGATGATGCTAAGGGATCTGTTCTCCCTGGTTTTGATAAGTTTAATCATATTTCGTTCGCTGACTTCTTGGCTGCTAATGATATGAAATTCACTATGCCTGATAAGGAGTCCGCTCCTGTCGCTTTCATGACTGATACTCAGGCTGATTTCCTTAAGCGTAAAAATCGCTTTGATGAGGATCTCGGTCATACTGTTGGCATGTTGGATGAAAATTCTATCTTTAAGTCTCTGCATTCTATTCTGAAGTCAAAGGTTGTCACTCCTATGGAGGTTGCGTCGCAAAATATTGATGGCGCCCTTCGTGAGTGGTTCTTTCATGGTCGTGATACTTTTGAAATGCGTCGCTCTCAAATGATTGAGGTTCAGCAAAAGTCTGGTGCTTTTGCTACTACTCTTGATCAATCGTTTGATGATCGTGTTGCTGACTGGAAGTTGAAGTATGAAGCTCAGTCTGGTGAGGTCTCTAAAACTCGCACTTTTGATATTGATAATCGTTCCTGCTCTACTACGGCTTCTGGCTGTATCGCGTTTAATTATGCTAAGGGCGGAAAAATTTATGAGTATCTTTATGTTGGTTGCGGAGTTTTCATTTCGTCTCGTAATATTATGCGTTTCACTACTCTTATCTTTGATGGATGCAAGTATCCTTTTGAGTATCTTGTTCCCGTTGAGGAGTCCTTGGATGGAATCCTTAATGTGTACTATGTTGATGCTTTGAAGGACGTTGCTTCCTGTGTGCCTTTGTATACTGGTGTTTGGGAAAAGTCGGCTATTGTCTCTTTTGATGATATGTCTACTGTTACCCTTAAGCCTACTGTGTGCAAAGGTCGGGATGATGGCAGGAATGGATCTATGTCTCCTGCTGCTGCTGAGCGCCTGTATGGTGTCTCTAAGTTTAAGCTTCCTTCAGGAAAATCTTTTGGCTCTGCTAAATTCTTGAATGAAATCGTCTCGGTTACTATTAAGGGATCGGAATACCCGGCTTATGCTTCGTATCATGCTCGTCATGATCCTAAGCGTAGTAAGTCTGTCGGCTCTGTTCGTCTGATCTCTTCTCGCGCCTTTGTTGGGCGTGAGTATGTTTTGGCCTAAACGGCTAATATCGGCTTTGTAGGATGTGCCGCGGATCATCCTACTTTGGCTTTATATATTTATGGGTTATAAAACTTCTTTTTCTTTGGCCTTATTCCTCTAAGGAAGGCCCTTTATATAAAGTCTGGTTCTACGCGTGAGCGTATGGGGGGGTATTTACTCCCGACCTTTGGCATTAGCAATGTTTATTCTGTTATTTGTCATTAAATCTAAGGAAATCGTCCCTGCAGGGTCTAGTTTGAGCTACTAGCCTGCAATGGTATTATCAGCTTTCTTTTTCTTATTCTAATTTTATGGGATTTGGTCAATCCCCTTATAAACTGACTAAAATTGTTGAGGATGACGTTCCTGAAAATCAGGATCCTCTGCAGCGTGATACTCGTTTGTATCGCTCTGTTACGTTTGGTAAGTACTCTCCTCAGTCTGGTGAGGTGAGTCAAACCGTCACTACGGCTCCTGATGATGCGGATCATCAAATTACTTCTTTCGCTGATCAGGAAGCCGGCTGGATGAAGGATGCGTCTGGCACCTTTGATTCAACTTATGAAGCTGTGGAAACCTCGGATTCTCAGCTTGGTGCTTTCTTGGGTCGTCCTTTGGTCGTTGATTCTACTGCCTGGGTTGTTGGTCAACCTTTGTATTATCAATTCAATCCTTGGGAAAAGTTTCTTACTACCCCTTCTATCGCTCGTAAGCTTGCTAATTATGAATTGCTTCGTTGCAATTTCAATGTCAAGGTCGTTATTTCGGGCACTGGTTTTCACTATGGTCGCACCCTTGTTTCTTATAACCCTCTCAATGGGTATGATGAAACTAGTGTGACTAGGAATTTCATTGATCAGGACTTGGTTGCTGCTAGTCAGCGTCCTTGTGTTTTTCTGAATCCTACTGATAACTCTGGTGCTCAAATGAAGCTTCCTTATTTCTTC